CACAATTTATTCCAGAAATTGGATGTCGTGTTGGCAAATTGGATGAGATGTCAATTTTTAAGTCTCTCCACGCCAACGCTGTGTCCAAAAGTGCCACTAAAGAGCAAGTGGCCATTTCGTGTCTAGAAACAGCAGCACATGAATGGTTTGCCCATGGTCGAGAAGTTTATACGAAACGCACTGCACAATTGCAAGAAGTGTGTGTTCGTGTGAATCTCCCTGTCCCTGCGGTGTTTCTCACGTTTGACGAGCGAGTTGAACATTGGAAAGAAAAATATGCGTCCGATCAGCGCTGTAACCGATCGTAAATCTTTTTACAGCAAATTTTTCCTTTCAATAATTGGCGTATTATGGATCCGCGAAGTCTTAGATCCAATTTAGGTATATGCAGAGATAACCTAACTGCAGCCCTGGAGAGGGCGCCATTTTTGTTTATTGGTACGTTTAATCTTATTTCTATGTTTTGTTTGTCGAAATTAATGTATAGTAGTGTACCATCTTCTGGGGATTTCAACCCCCACAATTTTGAGCCCCACGCTTCTGTTGAGAAACCTAGCTCGTCCCAGAATGAGCAGACCATGGAATTTCTCGACAGTAACGCGGGGTATACGCATGATGCGGTAACTCCATATGATCCTACGCGTACGTTAGGGATGCCCGGCGATGTTCCCCTGGATAAGTTCTTTGAGAGACCTTTACTCATTGATACTATTTCTTGGGTTATTGCTGGACTTTCCCCTAACGTGCGCATTAATCCTTGGAATGATTTCTTTAATCACCCAAGGATTATCAATCGTATTGCGAATTATTCGCTTATGCAAGCAAATCTACACGTTAAGTTCGTACTGAACGGCAATTCATTTCTTTACGGACGTTTGTTGTGTGCGTATACTCCCTTAATTGGGTATGATGCGTATACAAGAAATATTTCTTTTGATATTGACGCTGTGGAATTGTCCCAACGTCCGCGTGTCTTTTTAGACCCCTGCACTTCGCAGGGAGGTATATTGACTTTGCCATTCCTTTCACCTTCTCAATCTATGAGTATCGTAGGGAATGAATTTGTCAACCTTGGAGCCATTGATGTAATGGAATTAATCCAGTTAAGACATGCGAACGGAGCATCAGATACTGTTACTGTGCAAGTATTTGCTTGGGCCACTGATGTGCAATTGTCCAATCCAACCTCTTGGAATCCCCTTACAATTACACCTCAGGCTGATGAATACGGTGTCGGACCTATTTCCCGACCTGCTTCAACAATTGCAGATATTGCCAGCAAGTTAACTCATGCTCCAATTATAGCTCCTTTCGCGCGTGCGACTGAGTTGGGAGCTGGCCTGGTTTCGGGTATTGCCACCCTACTAGGTTTTTCTAGACCAGCAATGGTTGAATCCTGTATGTTTCGTAATATGACTAAAACGTCTATTGCAAATTCCAACATGCAAGAAGACATTCAGAAACTTTCGTTGGATGTCAAACAGGAATTAACTATTGATACACGCCCCGATGGTGCAACCGGGAAGGATGAAATGGACATCCTTACAATTGCACAAACCGAGTCTTATTTTACCAAGTTCACATGGGAGAGATCAGATGTTGCTGACACATTGTTGTGGAACGCTGTTGTCACACCTCTTTCCTATCGAACTGCTGGTTCAGGTGATACAGCTGAAATTCATTTAACAGCGCCAGCTTTTGCTTCTCTACCTTTTCATTGGTGGAGAGGAACAATGCGCTATCGATTTCAAGTTGTAGCTTCGAAGTTCCATCGTGGTCGTTTACGCTTCGTTTATGACCCTAACGGAACAGACGTTGCGGCACCTCAGTTCAACATGAACTACACCACAATCGTTGATATTTCCGACACCACTGATTTTGTCATTGAGTGTGGTTGGGGACAACCTCGATTGTGGCGATGGACTGGAGATCTTACTAACCCAAC